TTCTACCTCGGCAATATCAGCCAGTGCAGCAGTCGCCGCCTCTACCGTATGCTGAACAGGCGAAGGAGTAACATCACGCTCAACAGGAGAGAAATCGTTTACTTCTTCAGGTGTATATACACCGACTACACACCCAGGGAATACTGTGCGGATACCTTCTGACACCACCCTTGCGCGTAGCATTGCGCGTGGATAGTTCTTCCAGTTGTCCTTGCTTGTAAGGCCAATCTTTGCGGCCTGGGCGAACGTCCAACTAAGAGTGATGGAGCCGCCCTGCGCGTGGCTAAACGTAGCCTTCACCTCGGTATCCGTATACGTCACCCATTCCACTTTGCCGCCGGCCATTTGAAAACGAGCCAGCATTGCATCTGCTTTCAACGCCGGTCTGCCTTGGATGATGTGGTAATCCCTAGCAGCAAGCGCCGGTGAGTAACCCTCGGCCTGTGCTACTAGCATGAGAGCCATTGCTTGCTCCGGTGTTTTCATTCCGAACAGCCCTGACTTTGCTACGGCGTTAGCCATGAGTTGAATCTGATCGACTGATACGAGTGCAGTAGTCATATAAATTTCTCCATGATAGTGATTAATAGATCAATAACCGATGTTCCAGCCATTACATATATTGCGTTGTCTACGTTCATTTGACTAAGAACCTACGCGAACCATCGGTGCTAATAACAAACTTTTCATAGGTTTCTGGCATCTCTTCCTTGAATCGCTTGGAATCGAATCTTGCCGAACCTTTAGCAGTTTTCCAGGTTGCGAGAATCTTGCCCTCGAAATCCTTAATAACGGCGTGATCTGCCATTATTTGCTGGATAGCTCCTACCAGTGATTCTTCTGCGGTTTCCAGTTCTTTAATATTGTCTTTAACCTGGCGCAACTTGGCGCAAGCTGCTGCTATGTTCTCGTTTACCACCAGAGTAGTGCCATCATCACGCTTCCAGAGTGCTTTAATGTCATCAGGGTGAGTAGGTGTAGGAGGTTGCCTAGTCTGAACCGCTGCCCACACCGCCGCCTCCTGAAGTATCAAACTTTCCTTGAGCGCATCGTCTATTTCAAACGGGTAGATGCAGAGTTCCTGACCACCGAAAAGAACGCATAAATTGATAGAGGTTATGTTGAAAACCGCCGCTTCATGTATCAGTTGAGCCATATCCCCAAGGGGTATGTCCTGGCTGCCATCATCTCCGAATTTATTGCGAGCGTGGCTGCCGTAGTTCTTGATCTCGTATAAGGTCTTGTTATCCTCGGATACGAAATCAAAGTGAGACTTCATCCAAGGGTGTTTGATATGGGTAACCTCTACATCCAGTTCCTTGAGCCTGACGTTGAGCCGGTCACCTACCGCCCTTCCGATTGGCTCTTGCAAGCGTAAGCCCCATTGAACGGGTTCTAAGCCGCTTATATCGTCGGGCACACGTTCGCCTATCTTTGTCAGATAAACGTCTGTAGCGCGTCCCTGGACGATCCTACGGGCATCCCCGCTATAGATGCCGAGCGCGCGATGTTCTGGTGCGAAATCAGATTGGTTATTGCTCATTGGTGATCTCCATTTTTTGATTGAAGTGCCTACCCTCGGCGCACGTACCGGTGCTCTTGCGTTCCATCTCGCAGTAGGGGTATTTCATGATTCCGCTTACGGGGTCAGGATCGCCGCGACGAGTGCATCTCGCGTACTCGTGCGTATCATCTTTGTGTTTTGGTAGGAAATGAATACAATTTATACAAAAGTCCATGTGAATCTCCTTAATGATTAATAATAAATTATGGTGCGGTTAAGATATTAACTCCACTGGTCTGCCATTGCAACTGCAATTCCTAAATACGTTTCTGATCTTATTTTCCAGCGGTCAGATGATGGTGCTAATTTATTCTGCCCTGAGTCTGTTTGATTATCCCATCGGGGTTTTCCGTTAACTATCCTGGGTTCTACATATCCCGTAGGTCGCAACGGGGGCAGACCTTTTAACCATAGGCACGTTTTCTTGCTTGCATCATGCCCGAATTGATATGGTTGTATAGATTGATTAGGTTTGCGTATGCGTGTAGATATGCATCCTGTAGGATTCTCCAGTGCAATCATGGGTATCTGTGCGTCTAATAGAATCCTGACGAATCGTATAGCATCCTCTGTCTGTGCGGCTCTTCCTGGCCTACGGGTATTCCAGTGTAGACCGCTACTACATAAATAAGTACAGGGAGGAAAGGCAATCATCATATCGTAACCATTGCCGATTATGTCGCGTATGTCCCCTTGATAATGGGGACCTGGCGCATCTGATGCGAGTAGATCACACGATATTGCTGTATGACCTTTTTCGATAAACGCATCCCTGACTTTTCCGCTGTACTCACACGCTATTAATATATTCATATATATGCCTAGCTTTTAAAAATCTCTATCCTAGTATGTGGATCTTGACTCTCAGCCCAGGCACCTCGGCGATGCTAAACCGGCCCCAGGTGCTAAGTATTCCGCTGCGTACCGTAGATCATAAACCTCACCCGTTACATATATGTAACGTGGCACATCTGGCTCTCGTTTATCTAGTCTATCTACGGTGTTTTGTAGACTGGGTTTTACGCTGGCCCGATGCTATCCATCAAGTGACCACTTGCCCCATTCGACACGTTTATCTGCATTGGTCGCCAAACCGTTGCAAGGGATGGGTTATGCCCCCGTGTTTGTTCTCGCGTAGGGGACGAAAAAAAACCGATTAGTCCAGCCCCTAGTGGTGCCGCGATAGTTTGCGGTAGGGGACAGGCTAATCGGCTTTTCATCGCACCACACGATTAGCCGTAGATTAATCCCGCGCGTATTGGATTGTCAAGATTATTCCATCCCAAACAGTATTTCGTACAACGTGGCTGCTGGTAGTCCCGTGATTTCCAGAAGATCGGCCCAGGTAAGGTCAGACTCGTACCGCTCTTTTATCTCGATTACGCTCATAATTTAACCTCTATTGTAAATATTTATATCGGCCAGCGGGTTACTAGATCCGCGATGATATACATGCTTATTATTCCGATAATTATCAAATAATCTATATCAATCATATATATACCTCATTGGGTGCAAAATTTAAGGGTTGCTATAACCTGGGGGATACATGGAGCGCCTGGGTTAGAACGTTCTATTTCCTCTAGGGAGACGCGCAGCATCATCTGCAATTGATCCCTATCGAACCGCAGGGATTCTATGTCATCGGCAAGCTGGCGCGTGTTGTCCTTGTGTATGCTCATGCTAATTCGCTTTTCAATTGGATTAACTGTTTTAAAAGTTTTTCAATAGCCAATTTACAACGTGCTTTTTGCTTTGGGCAATGCGATTTACTGATAACGTGCTTTTGCCAATAGATAGAATTCTCGATTGTTTCCAGTTTCATGATTTATAACCCTGGCGAGCGTAGACTATGGCGCTATCCAGCGACGAAAATATATGGATAGTGGGCAGCGTAGCATCTGCATCGGCATCGTATACCGTGACCTTATACGCCGTTAGCGTTTTATAAACACGTATAAAACAGTTTTGTTCCATCTCAAATTCGGCAATCATATATTATCCAATCATATATAGAGCAATATCGCTCACGGTACCGCCTGTCACGCGGTACTAGTGCAATACTACGCAGCTATGCTTTCTGTTGATTGTGGAGCATCCTGGTCAATCGTGACGCAACTATCAGTTGCCCATGTAGGTGCGCTATTTGTTTCATCTGCCCTAATTGGCATAATAACGCCTATAAAAGAATCACGTCCAATGCTAACAAGTGCGCCGGAATTACCGTTATATTCTACTGATATATTTTGTCCTTTTTTATTAAATAGATTCGAATAATCTTGAAATTTAACTAACAATTCATGGTTATATTGTGCGGTTTCGTTAGATACGCTTGAAGGTATAACGCGCCGATAATCTGGATATTCACCATCTAATGCCGGAAACGTGCGAATTGTTCCGTTATCATCTATTGAAATATAACGTTTACCGTCAGATTGCATTGCATCAATAGATATTTTTAAAGGTGTATCGTATTTGCTTTTCTGTATTGCCTTAATATCATCCGTTGAAATGATAACCTGGAATTGTTCTGACAATGGTATCGGCTCTTCCAATAGAACACGCTGAACGCCCATTACATGTCCATCAGTAGCAAGTATTCTCACCTCTTTATTGCCTATTTCAAGGCATACGCCGTTTAGATAATAGCGAATATCTTTTTTAGCTGCAAAGTTAAGCATGCCTTTTAATTCTGTGCGCGGTAGATTGAAACTAATCATATATATCCCTATCAATAAATTGTGATTATCAAGTGATAATCCGGTAACGCGCTATTGTGTAACGCGCTACCAGGTATCAATCTAATCAGTTAAACCAGCGCGAAGCTAAACCGCGCCCGTATTCGCGCTTGAAGCCGGCGCGCAGGTAGTCGCCGCCGGACAGCCCGTTATATGTTTCCGTTTTCCCGCCGTATTTCGGATCGTCCACCAGCACCGGCGCAGGCATACACTGGTCGCGCTTCCATACCCATAAAACCGACGCCATAACCGCGCACACGGCTTTTCTATACTCGGTCGGAAAGTATTGTCCGGTACAATAGTCAACCGACACCTTGCCATCGTCACGCGTGACAATCGTTAAGCGCCCGCTGTAGGCGCTTTTCGCGGCTGTCAGAATATCATCGGCGCTTATGCTGTCGCGTAGCTCGACGTCGCGTATGAGCTGGCGCGCATGGTGGAGGTCTTTAGTTATAGCGCGCATTTCGGCGTGATAAGATACCTGGTCGCCATAGTTACCGTATTCCAGACCGGGACGCTGCCCAATGAAAGCATACAAGGCCGTTATAATTTGCTGTTTCTTGTCCATGGTTAGATACTCCTAATAAATTTAATTATTTGCGCGCTAATGAGTAATCCTGTAGCGAATACAGCTATTGTGACGAGTAGCATAAATAAGACTCCTAATATATTAAACAGCGTTAACCCACTAGCAGACTGATTCCAATGATTCACTGTAGATTATTAGCAGCAAGTGCAAGTGTTAATAGGTTTCCCGTTACGGCATTTTTCCGGCGCGCCATCGTAATCGGCGACAAAGGCTAGCACTTCCGCAAGGCTATCTGTTGCGAGCAAAACATCGCCGGTATGCTCGCAGTGCACTCCGTAACGCAAACCGCGAGATTCCCGTTTAGTTTCGTCCTTGTAATCGCAATAAATTAGCAGGCCTAGCGATTCACTGTAGATTGATGGACACGTATCATTGCCGTAACTAGAATCAACGAAACCGGCGATTTTAGGTAGGGTGTCGTCATAATCTGGAAAGTATTTACATTGCATGGCATTTTCCTTATTAATGATTAATGAGTGTTACATACGTATTATATGCAATTACTATGCCAATTACACTCTAAGGCTATTAGTATATATACAGGTATTAAATGTGACGCACAACGTCACAATAAGACGCAATTTGCGGTATTAGGGTTTACCCTAAGTGTTACGTACTAAGTACGTACATATATATGTACTGTGTATTATAAGGATATGTGATAGGTATATAAACGTATTCTATCCACGGTATGTGCGGGGAGAGTACGTCTACCCCTGCGCTCGTTTCACAATGTGAAATCTATACGGGGTATGCGTTAGACACGCTATACGCTCGTTATGGAATGCGTAGGCTGTCAGGATGGCGCATACGGCGCGTTAGACTTGGGATGGGCATAGCATCAGCAGACGCGCACTCACCTGGCGCAGACGATGGCCTCTGAGTAGCGTGAGAGCGAGCCACCTTCCCCTCTTCCCCCCAAAGTTTTTTTGCTCTTTTGGAATGTGGGTGTATAGTATTAATACTAATAACGGGAGAATGATATGAATGAGGTAATAGTAGAGAAGGACATAGAGATGCCAGTAATACGGATAACGGCAAGTAAGTATCCGTATGCAGAAATGGGGATAGGGGATTCATTCATGGTAACGAGTGAACGCATATCAATGATTAATACGATGTGTGGGATTAATAAGAAGAAAGGAGAGGAGTTGGGAATGAAGTTTATTGCCAAGCGGGTTGAGGGTGGGGTTCGGGTATGGAGGATTAGTTAGTGTTTATCTTGCCGACGTATAAGAGGGCTGGCCGATTGTCTGAGTTCTTTGTTGCGGCGAACAGTGCTGGCATGACATTGCCTGGGATTGTGGTTGTGCAGGGTGCGGATCAGAAGCAGGAGTATGAAGAAGCTATCAGTGGTGTTATGCCCAAGAACTGGACGATAGCGGTTAGTCAGACGAATGTTGGGATGGTAGCTGCTACGAATTGGATACTGGAGCATAGGCCGCAGGAGGAGTGGTATGCGATGGTAGGTGACGACATGCTGCCTAGCACAGAGGGGTTTGACGTAAAGATGTTGAGCCTAACTACTCCTTGGTCGATTACGAGTTGTATGGATAACAGCAAGGATGTTGGCTGGAGGACTGCGGGTTGCATGATGTGGGGTGGGGAATTGGTCAGGACTGTTGGATTCCTATTGCCTCCGGTGACATGGCACATCTGTGGGGATGATTGGTGGCAGTTGGTGGGTAAGGCGTTCAGTATTTGGAATGTGGCGGCTGATGTAAGGATTAATACCAAGTCTGCGATCTTTGCCGGCGGGGAGTGGGATGAAACTCAAAAGACGGGATATGCAAGGTTTCAGGATGATATGCAGAAGTATCACCGTTGGTTGGCTGACCAGGGGGGTGAAGTCATGGAACGATTGCGGGTAGTGATGCAAGCCAATGGCGTGTTATCCAATACTGCCAAGCCAAGGTTTATGGTGTCACATGCGTAAGACCAAGGAACCTCAATACGATGCGTTGGTTCAGTTTGCTGAATCCAGTGGCGTATCCAGATTAGGGATTATGGTCAATGAGGCATGGAATAACGACCCTAGAAGGCTGGCGTTTACTTTGTCCAGATACAAGTTTGTATCCAAGATGCTTTCTGGAAAGAACAATGTTCTTGAGATTGGCTGTGCTGATGCGTTCGCTACCCGCATAGTCCAGCAAGAAGTTAAATCATTAACTGCTATAGATTTCGATCCGTTATTTATAAAAGACGTAAGAAGTAGGAAGAGTAAGGATTGGCCCATAAAGACAATGGTTCATGATGTGGTTAAGCATTTTGTTCCAGGCCATTACGATGCTGCTTACTGCATGGATGTTCTAGAACATATCCTTATAGAGAATGAAGATGCGTTTATCCGTCATTCAATTAAATCTTTGGACAAGGCTACCGGAGTGTTTATTGTTGGTATGCCTTCGTTAGAGTCGCAGAGATATGCTTCACCCATGAGTAAAGAAGGACACGTTAATTGCAAGTCTGGAGAGTATTTCAGGAAATGTATGCTGAAGTATTTTCACAACGTATTTATGTTCTCTATGAGCGATGAGGTTGTTCATACAGGATATATGCCTATGGCTCATTATTTGATTGCTGTTTGCGTTGGAAAAAAAACTTAGAGGTAATTAATTATGGAAAATGATCTTGAAGTTTCCTATGATTGGATACCAGGGTGTTCTACCTGTATTTGGAGCGAAGGTCATTGCGAAGGGTTGTTTTGCCGATTCTGGAGGGCATATGCCTACAAACAATGTAATGAATGGGAAAGAGGGGCTGGAGCCGATGAAAAGGAGGATGTCGAATGAAGGTGTGATGGGTAACAGCTTCTTGCTTAAGGAGTTGCTGCTCTACTGGCATACCATGTCTTACAACGTTGTCTATCTATCTCAGTTAAGGGAACTGTGGAAAATTGAGGCTTCTGACAGGTCTAGCCCCTATCGTGAGGCTTACAGGCTGGCTTTAAGACAAACCCTAGAATGAAATTAAAGATAACTCCAATTAGTTTGGAAGAGGCTAATACATTTGTTTCTAAGCATCACCGTCATCACAATCCTGTTATTGGACATAAATTTTCTATAGCAGTATCAGATGAGAATGATGTAATTCATGGAGTAGCTATTACTGGCAGACCTGTATCAAGAATGTCTGACAATGGATTTACATTAGAAGTAAATAGGTGTTGCACAGATGGAACTAAAAATGCCTGTTCAATTCTTTATGGTGCTTCGTGGAGAGCAGCAAAGGCTCTTGGTTATTTAAGATTAATTACTTATACGCTTCCAGAAGAAGGTGGAACTAGTTTGAAAGCATCCAATTGGAAATGCTTAGGTCTGCGCGGTGGTGGTAATTGGAATACAAAATCTAGACCTAGAATTGATACGCCATTAGAGTTGCGTGGTCAAAAATCTTTGTGGGAAGCAGTATGAAATTAAACCTTAAACAGTTCTATGCCTTCTGCTCTCAATTAAAGATTGAAACCAAGGAACAGGGATTACAGAACCTTGACCATCTATTGGGAACTCAGACGTATGTAATGGATGAGATTGCAAAGGGATTGGCCGAGGAAAAGCATTTCTTCGTTATCCTGAAAGGCCGGCAGTTGGGGGTAACAACTATCTCCCTGGCTCTCGATCTTTACTGGCACTACGTTAATGCAGGGCTGAATGGAACCTTGGTTACGGATACCGAGGAGAACAGGGATATGTTCCGTGGAACTCTCTCAGCCTACATGGACGGATTGCCCAAGGAATATAAGATACCTGTCCTATCCCACAATCGTAACTCTCTGGCACTGAAGAACAGAAGCCGTATCTTCTATCAGGTGGCGGGATTACGCGCCAAGGGAACGCTAGGCCGAGGTAAGGGTATTACCTACCTTCATGGAACGGAAACCTCGTCATGGGGCGATGAGGAAGGGCTTGCTTCCCTGTTGGCATCCTTGGCTGAAACTAATCCCAAGAGATTGTATGTATTTGAATCTACTGCCCGTGGGTTCAATATGTTTCACGATATGTATGTCACCGCTAAACGCGCCAGGACTCAACACGCTATCTTCTGTGGCTGGTGGCGCAATGAACTCTACTCAATCCCTGCTGACAACCAAATCTATAAGGTCTATTGGGATGGCAAGCTAACGGGTGAGGAAAAGGAGTGGACGCGGGATATTAAGAAACTCTACAACATAGAGATTAATAGCCGGCAGATGGCATGGTGGAGATGGAAGATGATGGAAGGTATTAAAGATGAATCCCTCATGTATCAGGAATTCCCGCCTACCGAGGACTATGCCTTCATTCTTTCTGGTAGCAGCTTCTTCTCTACCTCCCGTTGCACAGATGCTTACAAGATAGCCAAGAAGATAGACGCAGAATACTATCGCTACTCAATGGGGGTTAACTTCCATGATACCGATTGCCTGAAGTCTACTGAGCGCCTAGCTACCTTGAAGGTATGGGAAGAACCTGTAGATACCGCCTACTACGTTATCGGGGCTGATCCGGCCTATGGCTCCTCAGATTGGGCAGATAGGTTCTGTATTCAGGTATTCCGGTGCTATGCAGACGGTATG